CGCAGCTATTGAATTTGCAGATGGTCTTAAAAAACAATATTCTGATTTAGATAAAAAATATAAAGACCTAGATACAGGTTATTTAAGTGAATTTAAAAACAGAATTGAGATTTCGAAAGCAGCTCTTCAAGACAGATATCAAAAAGCAGTATCAGAAAATGATGTTAAGGCTCAGGTTGAAGCTCAAGAAGAACTTACTAAATTAACTATAGACTCAGAGCGTCTACGTGCTAGTGAAGCTAGACAAAGTAAAGAAGGAGATGAAACTGGAACAGAAGTAAAGACTCCTAATAAAGAAGCAACTCCTCCTGCTAAACCAGATCCACGTGCCGAAAAATGGGCAGATGATAATTCTTGGTTTGGTGCTGATGAAGCTATGACGTATACAGCTATTTCAATTCACAAAAAACTTGTGGGACAAGAAGGATTTGACCCGAAGTCAGAAGAATACTATAGTGAAATAGATAAACGCATGCGAAACGAGTTTCCTCATAAATTCAGTCGTAATGAGGCTGAGGTGAATGATAATTCTGCTGAAGACAGACCCGTGCAAGCTGTTGCCAGCGCAAATCGTTCATCCTCTAAAAATGCACGCAGCAAGACCGTGAGACTCACACCCTCACAAGTCGCCATTGCTAAGAAACTAGGTGTGCCACTAACAGAGTACGCAAAGTACGTTAAACAAGGAGGTCAAGCATGACAACTAAAACCTCAAGATCTGCTGATACGCGGGTAAAAACCCAACGTAAACGTGTTTGGCAGAGACCGTCATCACTCGATGCACCACCTGCGCCTGATGGATATATCCATCGTTGGATAAGAGCAGAAGTCCAGGGATTCCAGGACACTAAGAACGTGATTAACCGTCTTCGTGAAGGTTATGAATTAGTAAGAGCGGACGAATACCCAGACTGGCAATTACCAACTATAGAAGACGGAAAAAACGCAGGAGTTATTGGAGTAGGTGGCTTATTGCTGGCTCGTATTCCAGAGGAGCTTATTGCTCAACGTAATGAATATTACAAAGGCTTGACTGATGATCAGATGCAAGCTGTTGACAATGATCTCTTAAAGGATGCTCATCCCAGTATGCCAATCAGCAAACCTGATAGGCAAAGCAGGGTGACTTTCGGTGGCTCACAAAAGACTGAATAAGTTTTTTACAGGCCATTGTTAGTTACATTTTAATAACTTACTTTTAAGGAGTAAAACAATGGCAAATCAAAACGGTAACTTTGGATTTCGTCCAGTGCTAATGATGGGTTCCGCATATCAGGGACAAGGTCAACAACAGATGACCATCGCTAGCAACGAGACAAACTCCATCTTTATGGGTGACCCCGTTGTGCTAAACGCAAACGGATCAATCTCTCGTGGCGGAGCAGCCGGTGCTGAGCTTGTTGGTGTTTTCAACGGTTGTTTCTATACAGACCCAACTACACAAAAACCAACTTTCTCAAACCATTATCCTGGTGGCATTGTAGCAAGTGATATTGTTGCACAAGTAATCAGTGATCCAGACGTAATATTCGCAGTCAAAGTGGATGATACGAACGGTGGAAGAGCACAGGTTGGTTCAACAGCTAACATCGCAACATACAGTGCAGGATCTACCAAATCAGGTATTTCAAACGTTGCATTAGACGGTACTACATTTGGAACATCTAATGGTTCTAACTTCGCTGTATATGACTTATCAACAGACCCAGATAACAGTGACTACAGTTCTGCTAACGCTAACATTCTTGTTAGAATTAACAAACACCAGTACACTGATACAACAGGAGTATAGACTATGGCTATATCTAGAAGTCAACTCGTTAAAGAGTTAGAACCAGGTCTAAACGCACTGTTTGGCTTGGAGTACGGAAGATACGAAAACGAACACGCAGAAATCTTCGATGAAGAGAGTTCAGATCGTGCTTTCGAAGAAGAGGTAATGTTATCAGGATTCGGTTCTGCACCAACTAAATCAGAAGGTGCTGGTGTATCATTTGATACAGCAACCGAAGCATTTACTGCACGTTACACACACGACACCATTGCATTAGCATTTGCAATCACAGAGGAAGCTATCGAAGATAATCTTTATGATAGACTAGCCGCTAGATACACAAGAGCTCTTGCAAGATCAATGGCAAACACAAAGCAAGTAAAAGGCGCTGATGTTTTAAACAACGCTTTTGCAGCTGCAGGTGCCGCAGGATCAAATCCAGGTGGTGACGGTGTATCACTTATCAACACAGAGCACCCATTAGCACAAGGTGGTAACTTCTCAAACAGATTAGCAACAGACGCTGATTTGAATGAAACATCACTAGAGCAATCATTAATCGACATCGCTGCATTCGTAGACGAGAGAGGTTTAAAGATTGCTGCTCAAGGTAGAAAACTTATCATTCCAAAAGAATTACAGTTTACTGCTGACAGACTAATGAACTCTGCCCTAAGACCAGGGACAGCAGATAATGATGTAAATGCTATGAGAAACATGGGTATGATTCCTGAAGGTTACACAGTTAACCACTTCTTGAATGATATCAATGCGTTCTATATCAAAACTGATGTACCGAACGGTTTTAAGTTCTTCAATCGTTCACCAATCAGAACTTCTATGGAAGGTGATTTTGATACAGGAAACGTCAGATACAAAGCTAGAGAGAGATATTCATTTGGATTCTCAGATCCTAGATGTGTATTTGGTACCTCAGGTGCATAATCTTCAATAAATATCAAAAAACAAAAGGGCGGTTGTATCCGCCCTTTTTTTATTTTAGAATACAATTTTACTAACATGACCTCTTCGGAGGACTTACAAAAGGAGTAAGACATGGCGAATAGAACAACATTCACTGGGATCGTAAGATCTAACGGTGGAGACAACAAAAGAGAAACTTACGCTGGTTCCATGGTAATGGCAGCACAGTTTTATTTTTTGCCAACAGCAGATGCAGGAACTGATGTTCAAGTATCCGCAACAGACACAAGAAAAGTAGTTTTACCAAAAAACTGTGTTATTACAGGTGTAGCATTTAATCCAGATGCAACAGGTGGAACTAATCCTACTATTGATATTGGATTTACCGATTTCGATGGTGGTACAAACTTTGTAGACACTGATGGATTAATCAATGAGGGCGATGCAGATGCAGGAGGCGTTACAACCATTTGGGGTGGTGACTCAGGCTCAGGTGCAGTTCTCGGTGATTTAGATACACCTTCAACTGAAAAAATTAAAATTGTCGGTGGTAAAGGTTCATCCGCAGCAACTGGTGGTACTATCACAGGTGTTCTTTATTATTATGTAGTAGATCAAGGTCAACCAGGTGAAGGCTTACCTAAATTAAGTTAGGAGTAAGTTATGATTAACTATAGATCGGCTAAAGTAACTGCTACGGGAAATGTTTCCGCTGGTCCCGCAAGACTGATAGCTATACACGCTGTCTGTGCAGGATCCGCAGGAAGTATTGTTCTAAAAGACTCTAGCACTGGTGCAACTTTGCTAGATCTTGATACTCCAGGCTCAGCTACAGCAGTAATTGAAACTTACATTGGTGACACTGGTTTGAGATTTCAAAACAATATTCACGCCACATTAACTAATGTAACTTCACTGACTTGCATCTTCGGATAATGGCAGACAAACAGCCACCAAAAACTAAAAAATATTTCCGCCCCACTAAAAAAGGGGCGGGAATGACTA